GGTATGGTTGACTCTGATGATTCTTCTTCTGTTTCCTGTTCTGGGAATGTTTCTTCTGGTGTCGTTTCTGTTTCTAGCGTTGTTTCGGGTTGAGGCGTTTCAGGCTCGGTTGTCGGAGGAGTCTCAGGGGTTGGGTCCTGTGGCTCGGCGTCTTCTGGCTGAGGAGGCGTGCTGTCAAGGGGAGGCTCTTCCTCCTCGACAGGTTCCGTAGTCGTTGTAGTTTCAGGCTCGGGTTCGGGTTCTGTGGTGGTGGTTGCTGGCGGCACATAAACAGTCGTCGTCGTGGTTTGTTCGGTGGTTGTCGTAACCAACTCTGTGGTTGTGGTGACAGGCTCAGTCGTAGTCGTCTCAGGCAACGTTGTCTCGGGAACAGTCGTCTCAGGTACGGTTGTCTCAGGCGCCGTGGTTGTGGTGGTTGGTGGGGTGGAGGTTTGCGTGAACGCCTCGTCGGGGCCGATGGCCCAGCCCTCGTTGTCAATGTTCCAAGCGAGCATGTAGCAGGTTCCGCCACCCCATTCAAAGAACCAGCCGTCTAACGGATACGTGCCAGCCCCAACATCAAGGCTGACTTGCTGGCTCCATGAGCAGCCTTTGACGTTCCATGTGCCGAACTGGGTGTTTGCGATTTGGATGGTGCCGCCGTCGTCGGCTGCGACCATGAACTGAATCGTGTCGTGTTCGGGGAGGGTGATGAATCCTGTGTAGTGAACCATGAAGAAGTCGTATCCGCAGTTTTGGAATGGTTCGCCGTTGAAGTTGCGGTTGATGTTGTTTTCTGTTTCTGACCCGCAGGTTGGGTAGAGGTCGTCTACGCGGAGGGGGATGCCTGTCGGCTGGTAGGTGTAGCCAACGGCGTTGAGTCCTGGTTGTGCGTCGGCTTTGGCTGGGGCAGCGAGCGCGAGGATTGCTGCTGGGAGAAATATCAGCCATCGAAGGCTGTTATTCGGGCGCATCCTCAACAGGTGGTGATGTGAAGATGTCTAGTGCTGGGTCGTAGAGGTCACCGATGCCAGCGTACTTGCCACGGAAGTTTGCGTTGAAAGACGTTTGCTTCCAGGTGCCGCCAAGTTTCAACGTGTTGGCAATGAACGCACGACCAGCCGCCTCCGTATCAGGGAAGCCAAGTGTCGGTTCACCGCACACATCGTTGCTGATGCTGATAACACGAAGCACCGTGTTGGTGTTGTCTAGTTCTGCGAAGTAAGCCATGTCACGACCATCCGATAGTTCCAGAAGTTAGAAACGTGAAAATCCAGTGCGTCGAAGTTTGCGTTGCTCCACCACCAGTCAGAGTGGTTGGAAATTTTGATGCAATGGGCACACGCAAAATTACGACACCAGAACCACCTGCACCACCAGCAAATCCAGGAGACGTCACACCGTTATTGTTTCCAGCACCACCACCACCACCTGTGTTGATGGTTCCTGCTGTTCCAATATTGCTTGTTGATGTTGAACCGCCTGCGCCACCGCCACCCGACCCCCCAGCAGCAGCGGTTGAAGTTGCATTCAACGCACCACCACCTCCACCTGCACGAGTTACCGCAGAACCAGTTATGCTTGACGAAACACCGTTTCCGCCAGTTGGCGTCGAACCGCCACCAACACCAACAGCACTAGCACCGCCACCACCACCACTATTTGTACCCGACCCTGCACCACCACCGTATCCCTGATTTGCTGTGCCAGTACCCGCTGCACCACCCTGAGGACCACCACCACCGCCAGAGCCACCGTTTCCGCCAGCATCACCATCACCCGAGTCAGTTCCGCCGCCAGCACCGCCACCAGTTGAAGTGATAGTTGTCAAACCCGTTCCAGAAATAGAACTACTAGAACCGACTGTTCCTTTATTGGTTGCAGAACCAGCCGCACCGCCAGCACCAACTGTAATTGTGTAGACAACACTACTGGTGATACTTATTGCAGATTCAGCAGATGCACCACCACCAGAAGTCTCACCCGATACGCCGTTTCTGTATCCACCTGCGCCACCACCGCCACCAGCACCAGTTGAATTGGACGAGCCACCACCGCCACCACCACCACCAACAACAAGCCATTCGGCAGTTGATGGAATACTTGCCGCTGCAACGAGGCTAGTTGTCTGCGATGAGACATAACCCAAATAAGAACGCGTCACTCTGCTACCTCACTAACAAACTTAGACCCATCCCACACATCACCAATACCAGCAAACTTCCCACGGTCCGCACCCTCAACAGGGTTGCCGTTGTACGATGTTTGCACCCATTCGCCAGCAAGACCGATGCTTGCGATGAACGCTTTGCCTGCGGCTTCTGTTGGGGCGTCACCGTTGCCGACGACGATAACTTCTCGAACGACACCGTTTTCTACTTTTGCGAAATGTGCCATTACGCCACCACCAAAGTTCCTGTGGAATCCCACGCATACCAAGTGTACGAACCGTCAGTTCCGTTCGTTGTCGTGCCTGTCGTTGAGAAGGTAAGACCTAGTCCTGTTGCTGTTGCGGTGAGCCAACGCACGACGACGCGACCAGAACCGCCATTGCCGGGTGTACCTGTTGCTGTACCACCACCACCGCCTCCACGGTTTGCTGTTCCATTACCGCCAGCAGTACCTCCAGTAGCACCGTTACCAGCATTGGTTCCGCCTGTACCGCCAGCAGAGGAACCTCCTCCGCCGCCACCGCCAGAGTACGAAATAGCACTGCCTGTGTAACTATTGCTTGAAGCACTACCGCCAGCACCACCAGTGCCACCAGAGGCATCACCGCCGACAGAGCCAGCACCGCCACCGCCGCCGCCTGCGTTACCAGTAGAAAGGCCGCCATTATTGCCTTCTCCAGAAATACCTGTAGCCGCTGCGCCGATGTTGTCTCCACCACGACCGCCGCCAGAAGCACCCGGTTGTCCGCCCCCATCACGACTGCCTCCAGCACCACCACCGTTGGCGCCATTTAGAAAGGCGGAAGCACTGCCTGAAAGGTATGACGCTCCGCCAGCACCAACCTTGACTCGCTCCGCCAGCACCAACCTTGACTGTGTAGGTGGTCTTGCCGATGATGCCTGTGCCTGTTACAAAGCCGCCAGCGCCACCGCCACCGCCACCGTCAACTGACGTTGCACCAGTGCCAGCGCCTGCACCGCCGCCGACAAGCAAATATTCAACACTCAGGAAAGCCATCGTCGGCACAACCTGAGACGACTGCGACGACACATACCCAAGTTGACGGCGAGCCGTGCCCATCCGCTACCCCTAAGCGATACGGTTCACAAAACCGTACAGCACAACAACATCAGCAGTACCAGCAAACGCACGCACAACACGAGCAGTCGCATTACCCTGCAACAACAAACCAGGAACAACCGTCACAAGACCAGCCTCCGGCAACACCGTCAGCTCGATCTCGTTGTCAACAGCAGTCGTACCACCCCACTGAACAGTCAACTTCACCGACGAAGCAGAAGTGTTCACCGCATACAACCAGATTTCGTCAATCGTTGCAGCAGTAGACGACGCAGTATGAATCGCAGTACCAGTGCCGCTCGTCGCAGCAACCTTGATACCCAATCCAGTACCAGTAGTACCTGCAGGCTGCAAAGCCAATTTGCTATACGTTGCCATAATGACTCCTAACTATACACCTGAACTGCTAAAACAATCTGGTCATCCTCACCAGAAGAAAGAGCCGTCGCCCACTTCAACCCAGTCACCTCAGCCGAATCAGCCGTCAACACAGTATTATTCGCACCAACAGCCAACCACGCAGGATCAGAACCGTTCGACGCCAACACGCCACCCTTGGCGCCAAGAGCCAAACGCGTCGGGTCCACCGACGAGTTCATCGTCAACAAATCACCACGAGCCGTCATCGTTGAGGTGAACTGATTCGCCTCATCCGCATCATCCGCCGTGAACACCGGATAGATTGTCGCACCCGACGCATGAGTCTGAGCAGTCGTATCGTCCTGTGCGCGAGTCAACGTCAACACAGAACCAGAAATCGTGGCTCGACACTTCTCCTCAGAAGCAGTCCCAGGACTAATAACAACAAAGAACGGAACACCAGCCGTTGAAGGCCAACCAGTCGTCGCCGCCAACGTAGCCGACGTGTCACCAGACGCCAAAGCGTTCGTGATCGTCGTCTGCGCCGCTGCGCCCTTGTACTGTCTACGAGTTACTGCTGCCATCGGCTCATCATCTTACACTACGCATAACCACAATAGCCGTCCCCTCAAAATCGTTCGTCCGATGGGCGTTCACCAACTGGGCTATCCGCATCTGCACATTCTCAACCACCACCGCAAACGTCTCTTCGTTCTCCTGATAGGTCACCACCCGAGGGTTCTCCACCAAGTCACGCAAATAGCCGAGTTCACGGTCCACATCCTGCCAGTATTCCCGTCCGTTGATAGACAGCTTGTGGTGCATGATGAGGGGCACGGAGAAGATTTGGGATCGTAGCGGGGCGGCATAGGCGCGAGCCATCCAACGGGTAAGGGTTGGACCGGTGCTGGTTACGGCGTCACGGTTGAGGGTCACTTTGATTTCGGCTTCGAACACCTTGTCTTCCAACCCGTCAAACGTCTTTTCCTTCACATTCGCCGTAGTCAGGGTGGCGAAGTCAAAGAAGTCTCCGCCGTCTGATGCCACCGACATGGTGACCGAACCTTTCAACGGCAAGCAACGCAAGTCGAGTTTGGGGATGAACTTGGCGTCCGGTACACCCCAACGGTAGATACCTGATCGTAGATAGCCGGAGGCGACCAGGTTGGTGGCGTGGGGTGTGAACACGCCGACACCTGAGACGGTGAAGAGTGGCTTGTTTTGGAACTCGTGGATTGACTGCACCGTACCTTGTGCGGTAGCCATCAAATCGGTTGCGTATGCCGGCTGGTTTGGGGAGATGAATACGGAGATGTCCATGCGTCCGATGCCTGTGGAGGTTGAGTCAAAGTTGGACCATGAGAAGTAGACGTATTGACCGATGCCTGCCATCGCTCCGACTGCTGCACCTGTTTGTACGAGTGGTCCGACGGTGAGGTTGCCGTCGGTGTCTGTGGAGCAGAAACGGAATCCTGTGGTCGTACCAATGATGACGTAGCCGAGGTAGCCGTAGATGGATTGGACGATTTCTCCAAGGGGCAGTTCGGCGGCTGCGGTTGGGATGGCAAGTGCTGTGCCATCGGCTTGGATTTGCGTCTTGTAGATAATGCTCGTATTGCCTGCGTAGCCTGCGGCATAGATGTGGGTTTGTCCAGCAGCAAAACCGACCCACGTCCAGTTCGTGTTCGGATGCGTGTAGAGCGCAGTCGGGTTGTTCGCTGATGAACCTGCCGCGGTGGTGATGTTCCAAATCTTGCGCTTATCGGTACCCTGCCCAGCGACCATGAGACGGCCTCGCACATACGACAACACGCCAGCCTCAATACCAGTGATGTACGCCGACGAAGTAGAGATGCCAGCGTTCGTCTGGTCGATGTCGCCGTTGGCGTACGAGTAGAACACGTTGTAGCCGTCAGACGTAATCGAATACAAGTTTGATGCCTGGGTACCTGTCACCGTTGTGACCGTCACGAAATCACTGGTGTATCTAACGGTCTGTCCGTCAGTTCCATAGAGGCGACCATCAGCAGTCACCGCATACAGATTCGTATTCGAAGTTGGGTACACGTTCGTCGTATCCTTCAACAGGCTAAGCCTGCCCTTCGTCCACGGGTCCACACCCTTGCTTGTATAGAACCTGTACGCCTCAGCGTCAGCCGTATCCGAATACTGTTGCCCTGCACCGTAATGCCACGATGACTGCGAACGACGCCACAACCCCTGCGGGTTCAACGCCGACTCGCCAGGTTCCGTTGACTGGTCAACCGAATCACGAACACGCGCATCAAACTGGCGACTAAACTCATTCGCCTTCATATCCAACATGTACGGGCGACCGTTGATCGCAATAGGGAACACATCAGGAACGAGCTGTGTCGCACCCGTACCGGTGTAGAAACTTGACGCAGGTTTGAAAGCGTCTTTGAAACGCGTCAGCGTAGCCATCGGCTACTTCCTAAACTTGATTGGGTACTGCGCCTTCAAACGCCCAGCCTCAGCGATAACACGCTCACGACGCAACCGTTGAATGTTCGCAATCGAGTTCGCAACCGCACCAGCCTGCACCTCATCAGGGCGACGAGTATCCCCCTGCGACTCAATAAAGTTCCGTTTGATTTCACGGCCAGCCATCAAACGCATCACAACACCCATCTCCACAATGTCGTCACACGTCGCAGGCAAGAAACAATCAGTCGTCAAATCCGACGACTCTGAACTGGCACGAGTGAAAGGAGCTTTGTAGCGCACACGTACCGTGCCAGCCATCACCGGCTCATCAAACACGAGCGTGTTCCCTGACGCAAAATCGGAGGTCGGCAAACCAGTCTGCAAACGCACGTAACTCAACACGGGATGGTCGTCAGCCAAATAACGCAGACGGACATCCAACAACTCCAAAATCGTTCCCGACCCAGTAATGTTGATTTGGCGATCCGAACCGTTGTACGTCAAATCGACGCTCACCACACGAAACAAACCGTTCGCCGTAGAAGACAAATCATCAAGGTCTGCGTTCAACGCATCCAACATCTGTGCCCGAGGGAACCGTGGGCTGAGCGTTACTATCGCTCCCGAAGCGTGGGATGTCGCAGTCGTGCCTGCATAACCGCGTTCGACCGTAAGTGTTTTCGTCGCAGGGTTCGAATCCCAAACATAGAAAAGTTCTGATCCGACCTCGAATACAGAACCAGTACGAAGGCCGCCAACATCGTAAGAAGTGACAACACTCGTGTCACCACTCGTGAGACTTGCAGCCAACTTGTTGCGTTCTTCAACGACCCCTGCCAACATCTGCCGCGAAGCCCTGTTCAGGACCGTCGCAACTGTCGTCATCTTACTCCGTAGGTACCGTACCCTGGGAACGAACCTGCTTGTGCTTTAGCAGACGACTTACGAGTACGCTTACCCTTCTTCGCTTTCGGTGCAGGACGATACTCCTTAGCGGGAGCGCCCTTCACGGAAGACTTCTTGTTCTTTGGGAGAGGCATTACTTACGCTTGCCCTTCTTGCCGCGCTTCATCTTGCCGTACTCCATCATCTGTTCCTTCTTGGACTCAGACTTCTCGTGACGCATCTTGGCGGCCTTGGACTTGTACTTGCTCATGGGTGTTACCTCCCGAGGAATCCTAGCAGTCCCATTTACGCAAAGCCAAAGCCTTACGCGTCGGACGACCTTTGCTGTCCTTCATCGGACCAGGCATCCCACCCATGCGGGCACAAAAGGATCGGCGTCGAGCAGCAGCTTTCGGTGACCGTTTCGCCTGAGCAGCCGACACAGGCGGCTTCAGATTCATACCCTGACGCTTAGCAGACGCACGACCCTTAGCGTTCAAACCACCCTTCGGGTCTTTGCCTTCTTTGCGTTGCCACGCCGGAGTCTTAGCCACGCTTCTTCTTCTTTCGACGCGACACCACAATCTTGCCCGCCTTTTCACGGACTGTCATGCCAGCGCCCTCGGTTTGCTTTTTGAGTTGCGCATACTTCTGTGCAGCAGAAAGACGTTTCATTGACGTTTTGCCCACGCGTTGTCAACAAGATTCGGATACGGGCGACCCGCATCAGCGGCACGTCGCTTCGCAGCAGACTTCTGCTTCGGACTCAACGGCTTAGATTTCTTGTTCGGGTTCTTTTTGTCCCAGAACGCCTTTTTACTTTTTCTTTGCACGGCGAGCCTCCGACAATGCGATGGCAACAGCCTGCTTGCGCTTGGTTACCTTTTTGCCTGATGACGACTTCAGCGTTCCACGCTTATATTCGCCCATAACTTTTTGTACCTTGGTCTTTTTCATCGTACCTCCACTGTATATGCATCAACATAACCTGATGCGAGCAGCACGTCAAGCACCCCTTCAGGTACCCGCAATGGCTCCCCTCTCACAAACCTGTAGGTCTTGCCGGCGATGTCGCATTGGAGGCTGCGTTTCAAGGTGACGTTATGCCAGAGGGTAGCCGTTTCGGTTGTGGGGTCGGTGAGCAGGGTGCCTGCGGGGAGGGTGTCTGCGAGCTGTCTGGCAGCCGATGTCCAGGACCATTTGCGAACCTCGGGCAGTTTGGCTTTCGCCCACGCCAGATGGGTGTCGTGGTTGGCGTACATTTCGCGCATCGCCTCCGCCAACTCTCGTGGGTCGGTTTCATCCCAGTCGCCACCATAGATCGACGGTGACGGCTTGTGGCCCAGAACGAATGGGGCGAGATGAGCGAAACCTTTCTGTCCCGAGGAGTCATTGAGAATCGTTGGGATACCGCACGCCATCGCCTGCAACGGCATCAACCCGAAACCCTCGCCTCTTGTGACGGCGATGTAGCAGTCGGCTTGATGGAAGTAGCCGATGGTTTCTTGGTCGGTGAACCAGCCTCGGTGCATAAAGACGTTGTTCGGCAACTTGAGGTCAGGTACGCCGTGTGCTTCAGGGTTGGGTTTGAGGTGGAGTTCGGCGTCAATGTCCGCCAACTTGAACGCCTCCAACACGATGTCCAACCCTTTACGCAACCACTGTGACCCGCCAGCATGAAACCTGAACCTCGGGTTCGCTGGTCGCTGTTTAGGTTTCCAAATCTTCGTGTCCACACCCAACGGAACCTTATGCACATTCTTGTGATGCCGAGAAAACAACTCAACGTTATGGTCGCAAGGGACGATGATTTGGTCGTAGACGTTCATCCAGTCAATGAACCGTTGGTTGAGTTGGGTGGATTCCCACATCGTAAAACAGGCTCGCCACTGGTTCTTGTAGAACGTTTTGATTTGGTATGGCTGCATCATGTTCACCATGACGCTCGCATGTTCGTGCAACGTCACATCCTTGGGCACATGGTCCATGAACCCTTTGAACATCGCACCGTACCCGTAACGCGGGTGCGGATACCCCAACCAAGATTGGTGATTCAATCCGCGATCTTCTCTAGTTTGGCTGACCCGTCAATCTTCGTTGGTTGCCCACCCGTTTTACGGATGCGTTTGTAGGCATCCAAGTCTTTGTCAAGCTGTTTCTCTTTGGTGTTCAAATGTTGGACGTTGTGGCGTGTCGGCATCGCAACACCGGACATGCGCACATGGCTGATACGGCAAGCAAAACAGCCTTCAACGTCAAGTGTTGGGTGTGTTTCTGCGTGTTTCATTTTCCCCTACGAAATGTATGCGCCGTAACCTGCCGCAGTAAGACTAGCAACCTCATCAGCCGACACTTCGTTATCCGTCCCACCCCAATACACCTTGGCAATCGTCGCAATCTCATTCGGTTCGTTCTCCGTGTAGGTGCCGTTGGTGAGTAGGAACACATTCCTACCGCGAGGTTCGGCATCAAAGTGACGGAACAGCGAATACGCCAGTCGTACCTCCTGGGAATCGAACTCCTTGGGTGGGATACCCAACACTAGGAAGTCGTCGGTTGGTGGTCTAAAGATGCTCACGAGACGTAATCACCATAGCCTGCCGCAATCAGGTCGGCTTTCTCCTCGGCGGTCACAAAGTTCTGGGAGCCGCCGTAATAAATCTTGGCAATCAACGAATAGTCCCTCTGCTCCACCGTCGTGTAGGAGCCATCAGTCAGTTTGTAGACGTTGCTACCGGCATAGGTGGGTTCGGCGTAACGGAACAGGCGGCCCGCAATCGACATGTCGTGGCGATCCGCTGGCGCAATCTCGGTGGTTGCGGGTGGGCGGAACAGCAGCAGTTTGACTGTGGTGGTGGATTGGCTGCTGGTGCCTGAAGCTGTGGCGGTGCGTTGTGCGACACGAGCAGACACAATCTCCCTGCCACCCGTACCTGATGCTGTGGCGGTACGGAAACGGGTAATGAGTTTGGCGACCAGCGAATCGCCTGCACCGGTGCCTGTAGCGGTGCGTGGTGCGATGTGCAGTTGGCTGACGCTCGATGCACCTGTCCCCGAGGCGGTTGCCATGCGTGCACGGGTAACCGCACCTGCAGCCGTCTGGGTGCCTGTGCCTGCGGCTGTGGCGGTGCGTGGCACGATACGAAGCCCTGTGGCGGTCTGGGTGCCCGTACCTGAGCCAGATGCGGTGAAGGCGCGGGTGACCACGCCAGACGCGCTAGAAGCCCCTGTGCCTGCGGCTGTGGCTGTACGTGGCGCGATATGCAACCCGACAGCACCACTACCCGTAGTTCCTTGACCACTCGCAGTAGCCGAGCGTGGGACGACACGCTCACCCTCAGCAGTCTGCGTACCCGTACCAGCGGCGAGTGCCGTGCGCTTGGCAACCAGCACCGTAGTAGTCGATGATGCACCTGACCCTGAACCTGTCGCAGTACGCAGCGATAGAACTAGACGTTGCGCAGTTGACGACCCTGTACCTGCTGCTGAAGCAGTACGGTCAACGACGACTAGACCGCGATAGAAACCTTGCGTCGTCTTATAAGGAGAAGCGAAATAGACGACCTTGCGGTACGTGTAATTCGGTACTTCCTCAAACTCTCGAAACCCAGGAGAGTCGGTGAACCCGAAACTGAAATCGGTGACTCCAGTAGCCATCTGGCTACCTCACCTCAATCCAATGTCAGCGTCAGCGAAGTGATCTGAAAAGTGTCACCAGCAGTCACCGCAGCAGACGACGACAACGCGCCAGTCCACAAACAGTTACCAGCAGTGGAGTTATCCCACAGCGAAAAATGCGAATAGGTTTCCGTGGTGGAAACATTCGTCCACTCAACGGTCGCAGACGACGCCATCGAACCAGACGATGCAGCAGAGAACGTGACTTCCTCACGGGTTGTCTCTGTGGCTGCGTTGCTCGTGCCCGCTTCGCCAGGGTCACCGGTGTGCAGCTTCACGTAGACGTTGCTCACCGAGAACGATTGAGCGCGAAGGGTATCGAGCAGTTTGTTCTCTGCGTAGTTAGAAATCGACATCAGTTACCTCGCGCAAAATGATAGCAGAAAAAACGAAGGAGGGGTGGCCGACCAGGGGAACGTCGAACCACCCCTCACAATCGTTGACTGAACTGGTTAGTTCAGTTACGCGCCGAGCGAGGACGCCGACTCAATGCGACGCAGTGAAGCCTCGCGGAATCGTGCGTAACCGCCGAGCCAGTACCAGCCGACTGGCTGGAAGCGCTGGAGCACGTCGACCACTGGACCGCGCACAACGCGTGGGAACGCGCCGTTGCCATCCACGATCGAGTGGGCCTTGGCGAGTGCCTGACGTCCACAGATGTGGGTGCAGTACGCGTCAATGGTGCCCGTCGAGCCTGAGCCGTTGGAGGCGTTCTCGAAAATCTTCGCACGTGGCGTCTCAATGAAACGCACACCTTCGAAGGCTCCGATTTCGCCGTTGTAGATACCGGCTGGGTCGCTGTACACGTGCGGGTCACGCCACGACGCGACACCGGTTTCACGGCGAAGGTCGTAGGACACGTCTGGGTGAATGTAACCCATGTACATGCCGTTGAACGAAACGGCGTTGGCCTTGCGGAGGGCGGCGACAATCTTGCGAACGTCGTTTGCCTCGATGATGTCTGCTGCCGCAATGTTGTTGCGAGCAGTTGGGGTGGTGGTTCCGCCACCGCCGTAGATCACGTTGGTGCCAGCCGAAAGCACGTCACGGATAACTCCGTCGATGCTGATACCGGCGTTGTAACCAACGAGGTTTGCGGCTGCCGCATCCACGTCAAGGAACGACGTGCCACGCAACTTGGCGGTGGTGTTCACGGCATTGCCGTACTCATCCAACGTCACTTCAACTTGGCTGTCACCCATGACAACTGGGGTCACGTCGGTGTCCTCAGTCAAGGTGCTGGTCTTCTCGCTCAGGTCATTGAAAATGGTGAACTTCACCGATGATCCTGGCATTGCTTGTGCGACTGGCATCACGTCTGCAACCGCGTCGAACAAAAGTTCGCTGCGGAGTGCGAAGTACGCAATCCTGTCAAATGCAACCTGGTCTGTGAGCAGGCTGCTCTGTTGTGTCTTGGACATTTCCTGTGGTTCTTTCTCCCACAGGTTTATGCCCGTGGGCTAGATGTTTTCTGCTTCTTGCCTTGCCTGAGCCAAAATCTGCATGACCTCTTGCTCGTTACGAGCCTGGTTGATTTTGGTTGACCAATCGACCACAGGATCACTTGACTCACCGGCACGTTGAGCCTTCGTAATACGGCTCCACGCATCAGCCTCAGATTTGGCTTGCGCCGTCTCTGCTGCCTTCGCGATGAGATTTGCTTCCTCCGCTGCTAACCGGATTGCCTCTGGTGTTACTTCACCGTCGTAGCCTTTTACGAAATACTTCGAAACAGGATTATCCATTGGAACTCCTGCTTTGATGAAAGCCATTTCGCGTTTGACTGCTTCGGCTTCCGCAAGCTGTTTCTTCAGCTCTGCGGATTCCTTTTCCAGTAGACGCATCCGTGCCCGCACGGGGTCTTTCGGTGCCTCGTCAACATTGTCGTCTTCGAACTCGTGGACATTGGACATTGGCTCACTCCTTTACCCACACCAGGTTGGAGGTTCCTGGTGGCTGTGTCTGATATGACAACTACCAGAGTAGCAGTATGACTACTTTTGTCAAGGGGGTGCTATTGGGCCATGCCTGCACCGGTTTCAACGGTGCCGGAGGTGGCTCCTGTGGTGCGTGCGAATGATCCGCCGCCAGCGAACTCTCCGACGCGTTGAGCGCGACGGCGTTCAATTTCTTGTTGGGATGCGATGTCGAAGCCGAACGCTGCCCCAACCTTTTGTTCTTGGGTGAGCATCTGTTCGCCGGTCATTTCGCTATACAAGCCGGATAGTTCACCGACCTGTTGGAACACTTGTTGGGCTTGGGATGGGGTGTAGCCGCGAGCAATCAGGTCTTCTGCGGTGGTGACACCGAGCTGGAAACCTGCTTGTTCGCGGGCGCGGGCAGCGATTTGGGCGGCTTGGGCTTGGCGGGTGAGGACTGGGGCGCCTTTGGCTGGGTCCAAGAAGTAGCCGACGAGTTCGCGTTCTCCGACGTTGTAGAGGCTTTGCATCTGGCGTTTTACCTCTGGGTCGGCTTCGGCTACGAGACGGTATCCCTGGTTGATTCGTTCTTGAAGTTCGGCGTTGGAGACGTCACCTTCGATGAGTTTGCGGAAGTCGTCTGGTTCGTCGTAGGCACTGAACATTTCAGGGCCGAGGTTCCGGCGTAGGGTTTCTCGATACTGTTCTTCCAAGCCGATGTAGGTTGCTGGATCAAGTTCGGGGAGTCCCTTTTTGGCGCGTGCTTCGTTGGCTTTGAAACGGGTGCGGAACGTTTCGGTGTCACGCAACTGGAACAAGATGGCGTCTCCGTCGGTGATGCCGCGAGCAATGGCGTCACGGACGTTGCCTTCCAATGCGCCCAAACCGTAGCTGTTGAGCAGTTTTTGTAGTTGGGCGAAAGCGTCGGTACGGCGTTGCTGGGCGGCTGCTGCTTCAGCGGCTTGGGTTGCAGCGAACTCGGCTGCACGCTGTTCACGGTCCAAACGGGCGATGCGTTCCGTTTCTGTTTCTCGTGGCGCAGTTGGCTCGACAGGTCGTTCTGCTTCCACACCCAACGCTGCTCGTAGTGCAGCAGCCTGCTCTGGGGTTTGGTTAGCCAACGCCTCATCAAGATAACGACGCAACTCGGGCTGCTCGATAGGACCAAGTGGTACGTTGCTCATTTACGGAACCCGAAAGCCTTCTCCAAAGTAGACACAATGCTAGATACCTCTTGCTCAGCCTGCGGCGTGAACTGATAGCCGTACCGTTTATCTGACTTGATTTTGAACAACCAGTCATTCAACGACAACTGGCCTTGGTCCTTGCTGCCGAACGCTTCAGCCCACTTCGGATCATTCACCCAGTCAATCTCAGACGGGTCGACCCCGAGAGTGCGAGCAGCGTAAGCCTTGTAGTTGTAGAAGATGTCTTCCAAAGAAACACCAGCATCTATCTGGTCTGCGAGGTGACTGTATTGGCCTTTTGCTGTGCGTTGCGCTTTCTGCAAAATAGATTCTTCGGTAACCATCATCCCGTTGTATGGGGTGTTCGTCAATGCGGCTTTCAGTTCGGCATCAGATACGACATACCCGTATGCTCGACCAGCGTTGCGGATACGGTCAGCAATCTCTGACTGCATCGCAGTAGTCGGTTTCGCACCATACGCGTAGTTGTAGACCCCGAACTTGAGGTCGTCGCCAGACCAGTTTTTGCGGGCTGCGTCACGGGCAACAGCATCAAGTTGTGCGGTGTCCAACTGAAGATCGGCGTACTGTTTGGTTATCTCGTTCTTTTTGACGCGAATCAGTTCGGCTTGTTTTGCTGGGCTGAAATCAAATGCTTGTTCGGCTTCGCTGGTCCGCTGACCGTACGCGGTGCGTTCCACGTCGGCACGGAAAGCGCCAACTTCTGCTTCGGTTTCTAGTTGACCGTACGCATCCTCTGTTGCTGCTTTGACAACGATAGAAACGACATCGCTACCGAAGAAGTCCACGAACTGTTGTTCGCCTTCGCCGCCATCGAAACTGGCCGCAAACTGTGGGAATAGGGTGCGCAGTTCTGCTCGAACCGCATCGGTCAAACCCATCGGACCAGTGCCAGCTACCGCTTTCTTCTTTTTCTTTGTGGTCGTTGGCGGAGTTGCACCGCCACCGCCAGTGTCACCCGTCTGTTCAGGAGTTGGTTCAGTTACAGGTTCAGTGGTCACTTCACCCGTTGGTGCCGAAACTACGGTGGCGCGTTCCCCAGCACGCAACTGGGTACGAGCCGCAGCAACCTGACCAGGAGTTCCGCTAGGAGGAAGCACTGTTGGCTGGGTGGTGGTTCCGGTCAACGAATCCAATGTTGCTTGTGCTTGCGCCAAGTTTTGTTCTGAGGCGGCAAGTTCTTTTTCACTGATGTTGCCTTTTGCGAAAGCGTTCCGGTTTCGGTCCCTGATTTCTTTGAGGTCTGCAACCCGTGATTTGGCTTGGTTGATTTGGTTTTGGGTATTGGCAAGAATCGTGCCAGCTTGCTGTTCGGCTTTTTTCTCTGCCGCGATTTCTTTCTTCAGGCTAGGAATCAGTTGGTCACGCAACTGAGTCAACGTATAAGTTTTCCCTTTGTACGTGTACGACTTGACGGTTGGATCATTGAGCGCATCTTGCGCCTTCTTCAGTTCGTCCTGTGCAGCCATCAGCCACCACCCACAAGAAGTTCAAGCGCCCGACCAATACGCATCGCAGCCCTACGATTCGGGTCAATACCAGCAACCTGCATCTGTGCAGCAGTCTGCACCGAAGGAGAATCCTGCGACGAAGCAGCACGCTGACGCTGCTGATTCTGAATACCAGCAATAGCCTGCTGCAACTCTGCCTTCGTCAAATTGCGACCCAACTGACGGAACGACTCCTCACGCAAATACACACCCAAATCCTCAGCAGACGTAACACGCACACCAGCACCACCACCAACACCCTGCGTTGCTGGCATCACCGTAAGTTCCGCATACAACGGCTCCCACGTCACACCACGCGAGTTCGCGTAATACAACAAGTCTTCCATCGCTTGCAAATCTTTCGACTCAAAACGGGTACCGGCAAGTGCTGTTGCGGAAGGTTTGCCGTTGGTGCCATAGAAACCGCGTGACGCCAACAGATTCAACACGGCACCGCCAACAGCAGTACCAGCAATTTTGCTCAACTCAACACGAGCATCTTTGGTTGGGTCGTATGGGGTGCGGGCGATATTGCCGTTTTGGTCAACGAGAAGATGGCCTCCGTAACGCATCGGGCGGTCAACTGATCCGCTACGGCGAATGTCAGGGAACGCAATCTGTTCCAACCCTGGTGCGATACCAGTAACCTTGCGGGTTGCGTAAGGATAGTTGGCGCCGAGAGGTAGTTTGTTGGTTTGGCTGGCACCAGCAGCCTGCTGCAACATGGCTGCAAAGTCCTGATCTATCGGCTGAGTGTCCTGATTATCTCCGTTTGCCATTAGTCCTCGACCTGTTGTGCCAATAAACGTTGCCACACGCGGGAGAACCCAGGCTCCCGTTGCGCCAACGCTTCACCAATACTAGCCATAGCGCTCCTCAGAGGCGCCGCAGACTTCGCAGTAGCAAAACCTGACGGCTGACCGCCACGCGACACATACGTTCCCACAGCCTGATCGAGATACTCCAAGTATTCGCTGACAGCTTTGGCGGTCGGATTCTCCGCAACACGAGGATCGGCCACCAGGTTGCGTAGTTCCTCAACGTCGTTTTCAAACTTGCCGACAGTGAACTCGGCTTTTAGTGGGAAACCTGGGTACTGTTTGTGCAGGTATTCGCGGTAGGTGCGCAGAATGTTCTGCTGTTCTTCGTTCGGGTATGGTCCGACGAGGCGGCGTGCGGCACGGTATTTGGCTGAGCCGATGCGCTGTTGGGCGATAGCGACCACTTCTCGGTCGGTGAGACGTTCACGTTTGCCTTGCTGCAACTGGCGTTGCCAAACCGTGAAGTTGAACTCTGAACCTGCTGGCGCAAGATAGGCGGCAGTGTTCTCGTATTGGGCTAACAGGTCACCGTTTTGGCGTTCCCAATCGGAGAACTCCGCGGTCGCCTCTAAACCTTCCTGCAAAGAACGGGTCTTGGATGCCACGTAGAGGGTTACTTCGTCGCCGTACAGTTCCAAGAACTTCGGTACAGCGGTGTCATAGTCTTTGGCTTGCAGATCGTAGAACTCTTTGACGAGTGCCGATACGAACTGGTCACCTTCTTTGGTGGGGATGACGAACTCGGTGGCTCCTGCGGTTGGTCCCAAGAACTGTGATGATGCGCGCATCAACGTCAAAATGCGGGCTTTGGCTTTCGCATCCTTGTACAACTGGTTCGTTGAGTTCGGGTCATCCAAGTCATAGTCACCTGATGCCGATAATGCTCGCAAGGTTTCGATGTAGGTGTTGCCGAATACGTTGTCAAGTTTGCCGGTGTCGGCACGTATGGCTTGAATGAACTTGTCGGTCCACTGGGGGACTGGGTTGAACGCGCTCCCAACGCCTTTTTCTCCGTAGGGGAGCAGGAAGTCTTTCACGGCATCAAGTTGTGGGGCGTCAGGCAACTGTGATGCGGCCACCTGCATCATCGGTCCAAGAGACGGATACGCGTTGATACCTTGCGACAAACGCTTCACCGGAGCTTCCAACGGCGCGTTGATACCAGTCAACAGTTTGGCAAGTGTGCCAGAACCAGGGAACGCAAACATCATCTGATTCGTAGTCGGGTCACGATAGAAGAATCCGCGACCATCGTTGTCGTAATCGGCACCCAACGCACCCGAATACACGCGCTGGAACGAACGAACAGTGTTGACTGGGTTACCTTTCAGGAAGCCGAGATATGTGCCCAATACTTCACGCCAAGCAGGTGCGAACGGCATGATGATTCGCAATGCGTCTTCAAGGTTCGACTTGTTGGATGCGTCATAAAGAAGTTCTTTGGTTTGTTGGACCGCCATGAAACGGGCATATTCGTCAAGTTCTTCTGCGGTTGCAGTACCGCGAGTCATCGTGGATGCCTTCAATACTTCCAACGTTTTTTTGCTACCAAGATATTGGGCTTCACCAATACCTAACGCTTTGGCGTTGTCGCTGATTTGCTTCAGGAGTTTTTCTGCTTCTTCGGGGCTGAGCATGTCGGCTTGTTCAGCGATGATTTGGGCGTAATACTGGCGGAATGTTGGTGAACGATCAAGAATGTTGGATGCTTTGCCAGCAATCTCGTTGAAGAACCAGTTGATGCTTCTGTCAAACGCTGCAGTCAAGCCGTTTTTTTCTTCTTTGCGTTCCATGATTTCGCGCTTGACAATCGCAGGCAAACCAGTCTTGGTGGTTTCGTCCCACAATGGCAAACTTTGGACGATTCGACGTGACTCATCAACGCCTTGACCTTGTGCGCCAGCAGCAACTTCGCCAGTTACCGGCACAACAGTCGCAAACTTCTTGCCCTCAAACTCAATAACGCCGTCACCGAACGCATCAACGATGACGCGACCTTCTTCGTCACGGAACGATGTCACGACACCTACACGGTCTTCACCAATCTGTACCAGGCTGCCTATGCGGTGGATGCCATCGTCTTTGCCTGCGCCACCAACAATTGTCAGTTCACCAACTGCACGTTCAACCGTGGGGACACGCACGTGAACACCTTTTTTGATGGTGGTAAGGGGTATTTGGTTGAACGCGGCCATGAACTGCACGTCTGGCAGATTGCCTGTTTGAACCTGAACGTTGCCCAGTACGACGCGGCGCATGTGTTGACCAAGGAAAATGTCAAGGTCGTCTGTGCGCATCTGGTTGAAAGGAACGAAACCTTTCGCCTTGGCTGTTTGTGCATTATCGGGGTTGACAACGGTGAAACCTTCACCACCGCCGTAGTACATGTCTTCAATGTCGTCAAGAATCTCTTTCTTTGATTTGGCGTAGGCAACCAGTCGGGCAACCAAGCCGTCTTCGGTTCCGCCACCGGCAAGATGTTCGGCAGCCAAACGCTGCAACTCATCGCCATGTATCAACGCAACATTGTTCAACACTCCATCGGTGTGGAACTGCATCCCGTTCACGTCACCTCGGCTGGCTCGCGCCCAAGCATTAGTTTTTTGCAAATGGTCGGCTGCACCGACAGCATCCAAACCTTGCTCGCGCATACCGAAACGCAGATTTTGGCGCATCGCCTGTTCAATTTCTGACAGGTTGGCTTCCGCAATCATCTCCAGTTTGTCCCCACCCAAGAGGCGTGACGTGCCGTTTACGATACGGTTCCAGACCACAGGGGCTTTGCGACCAGTTTGCGCATAGCTGATGGTGACAGCGCCTTGAATGGTGCGACGCTCAGCCTGACCCAAAACGAGCATCAAATATTGGAATGGGTGGGTCAGCGCAGAGTTCAATCCAGCGAACGCCATACGTACTTGTGCATCAAAACCGTTTCGCACCACATAGCCACCAGTAGCGAGCGCCAAAGGTTTCCATATTTCGTTCTGTATGCGATCTATCGCTTCAATAGCAAAACGTTGTTCACCGGTGTTGACGCGTCGCTGGACTACGGTGCGAGCATCTTGCACCGTTTTTTGTAGTGATGCGACTTCTTCCGCAACCGTTTGCGGCATCGTGGACTTCTTCGGATATTGGTCAGCAATAGCAGACAGACGACTTACCGCTTGGTCATACTGGTCTTTCATTTCGGGTTTGATGACAGTGAACTCTCGAAGTGCTGTCTTGGACGCACCACGTACTTTCGTCAACCTGGACAGCCAAGGGTTGCTGGTTGCTCTACGGATTTGTCGTACATCTGGCAGGAAATGGACGCGATTTAGCAACTCTGATAGTTGCATTGGGCCGCTAATCTGCAAGTTCTTCGGGTTGCCCAAAGCCTCAATCAACGATTCAATTTCTTCTGTGGGCAAATAGTCAAGGTTCTTGTTTGCAACGAATGAATACATCTTGTTGTCGGTGTTCATGCCTTGACGGTTCAGCATGTATTGGCGCAGATTGTCAATGCCGCCGTTGGCTTTCTTTATCATGTCATCAGCGAGTTCAACATCCATACCGTTCGCGGTCAAAGCTGCTCGGACAGCACCGTTGAACGTGTCTAGTACGCGTTTCTTGCCTGCGGCAGTGGTGCCTTGGGCAAGGTTGCGGATTGCTTCGCCGCCGATTGCCTCAACTTTGGCGTCATCAACTCCAGCAGCTCGCAGGAAACGGATGATGTTCAATGCGCCTTTGCGGTTGTCTTCGTCGGTGCCGTTGATAACGATGGTGTTCTCTGGCATCGTTTGGAACCAGCGTGATTTGCGGATGCCGTCAGCAAACGGGATTCGTTGCACGATCTCACCGATTCTGCGTGACGGTGAAATGACCGACTTTTGGTATCGGCGCACGTCACGGAATAGTGAGCCGTCTTCCATTGTCCAGCCGCCAGCCAATGCGTCAATAACTTCGTCACCGGTTTGGGCATCAGCCAACGCTGCGACCACTTCGTTATCGAGACGACCTTCAAATCGTTCCAAGATTTTGACTGGTGATGTTTCGGTGGTGAGATAGTCCACGAGTTGTTTGGCGCGAGGGTTCTCGTTCCAGAAACGAATGAACTTTTTGCCTTCAACGGTGACACCGGCAAGGTTGGTAGCGACACCTGCTTCATCTGCCAACGCTGCGGCTTCTTGTGCCAACGCGCCTTTTGTCAACAATGGCACCATGTATTTTGGCGCGGTAAAAGCTTTGTATGCCTTGGTCAATGGTCCTGTCGGGTCGGCTTTCAACATGACCATCGCATCAAGGACGCCAGACAAAATGTTGTACGGTTTCGTGTTCGGTTGTAGGTTGACAAGGTTGGCGGCTCCACGTCCAACTGTCCATGCCGATCCGTTGATGGTGCCTCGATAACGGCGGGCACGTTCAGCCTGCTTCTTCATCCCTTCTTCGGAGAGGAAGAATCCTTCGCCGCGCAACTCGGGGTTCTCAATCATCGTTCCTAACGACGTTTGAATAAACCAGCCGTCAATGTCATCGTTTTTGTCAAACAGTTGAGCCGCAGCACCTTGCACGGATTCGGGCAGAAAGTTGAGTGCAGCGGTACCCCAACGTGAAACAGCTTTGATGTTGTCATAAATCTGTGTCGGCAAAGCACGAGGCGGCTGCGAAACCTGCGCCTCAGCAATCTGTTTCGCCTGCAAACGACCAGCAGCGTCAATCACTTCATCTGTTGCGTTTGCTTTCGCTAACGCCAACTGGGTTTGTGGTGTCAACCAGCCTGCACGCTGTTTTACTCGCGTCAGATTCGTTGCAACATCAGGACTCAACGCTGGTTGTGGTTGCGCCCCCTGATTTTTTTTCAGGTAGACGTCATTAGAAAGCGGATCGAGGTTCGCTTCCCATCTCACAGTTCGTCTCCATACGCATCAACAGCATCCAACAAATCATCCAACTGGTATGCGACAGCAATCTGACGTAGTTCGTCGACGGCTTGTTGTTGTGGGGTAATCATCGGGATGCCGGCTGCGGCTGGACCTGGACCAGGGCCGAATGGTGCGCCAGCAGTGATCGGTTCTTGTGGGCGTCCAGTTGGTGCAAACAGGGAACCTGCCGGCATTGGACGAGCAAACTGTTGTGTTTCTGTTGGCGAACGACGCATCGGCACTGCTTGTTGTGCTTGCATCTGTTCTTGGCGTTTGCCGTAGGTTTGGCCTCGGGCAGCCATCATTGCTGGACCTTCGTTGTATGCAGTGTCGCTCATTTATGCCCCCAGTTGTGCGAGTAGTGCCTCGATCGGTGGCGGGCCAGCGGGTGCGGCTACGGGTGCTTCAGCGCCCATACCTGGCATTGCTAGTCCTGGCATGGTTTCTGGTGAGCCTGCCGGCATCGCTTGTGCTTGTCGTTCACGTGCCCGTTCATCGGTGCGACGAACTGCGTCGAATAGTGGGACGTCTTGTTCTACGACGAGGCGGGTGAGGTAGGCGAGGTCGTCTGGCTGGTATGGGCCTTCAGGGTTGGCTGCCTGCTGTTGGATGGATTGCAGGAGTGCGGCTTCGACGCCTTCTGCGATGATGCGATCATGCTCCAGGTCTGGATCGGAGATGAGCGGGTCTGCTTCACGAGCAGATTCTTTTGACATCAAACCGACACCCAAACGTTGTCCGAGTCCGATGATGAGCGAGTTCACGTCCGAGCCTGCTGCCGAATACGCGACGTAGTGGAAGTCGGTTTGCCACACTTTGTTCGGCGTGTAGGACTCTTGGCCTTGTGTCGTACGACCACTCAAGAAGAATGTTTTTGGTTGTTCACCCCAATACGCTTTTTCGAGTGCGATGGCGATTTTATCTTCGTGGAGTAACGAGTTGGCGAAGGTTTCTTGTGCTTCTTGTACACGGTAATCCACGGTCGCAGAAAGAACGGCTTCGCCTCGGCGTCCGGTTCGGATGTTGGTTGCGGACTCTCCGCCGAACTCTGCGGGTATCGCGCCTTCAAGACGTTCTTGGCGTTCCAAACGGTCGAGGGCTGTGTCGGTTTTGTAACCAGGATTTAGTTGCAACTGCTGGATGTCGCCACCTTTGACAACACCCAAGATGCCGGCTTTGCCGTCGGCAAGTTGCATAATCTCAGGGTTTTCTCCTGGGCGTGCAACCAAATATTCTTCAGGGAAGATGCCACGCTCAATAGCAATCTCAGTCAACGCTTGGAGACGGGCACGCGTGTAGTACATGCCGAGTACGCCGTCGAATTGGCCGCGTGGTTTATCGAGAGTGATGCGTTGTGGTACGACTGCGAGTGGCATACCGGTGCGATTCGGGATTGCTTCGAGAAGGATTGCTTCCAAACCTGCACGCTCAGACTGTGACAGCTCAGGGTTGTCTTCAGCACCCAAGACGATGAGTTGCATGGAGTCTCCGCATACGTATTCGAGAAGTGTGTAGCGGGAGTCGGAGTCAACGCGACCGAAACGTAACTGGTCTGAGACGAGTGGCCCATAGTTTTTGAGAAGCCATGATGCGGTGACGCGTGAAGTGAAGATGCAGTTTTCTGGTACGACGTCATCGTCTTCCATTGGGGCAGCGAATGTGTCCAGCGGGTTGCGTACGACCCATTTTGGGGTGAGGGTGGCGAAGTCTGGTTTGATGAAGACTGGGGAGGATGAGTATGCGAGGAGGTGTCGTGCGCGGCGACGCAGTTTCATCTGCATCTTGTTCTCATCCCAGAACGACAGCAATGCTTTCTTGCGCATACGCGCATACTTCTTGGCGTTCTCTGAACCTTCCTTCACTGGAGGGAAGAATGGTGATGGCATCGTTGACGATACACGCATCGACATCTGATCCAAGCCCTGCACGAGCAGGTTGGCGACGTTAGTTTTGGCGTTGCGGTCCAACTCGTTGAGTGGTACTACGACGTCACCGTTGGCGAGGTCGCGTACGCGACGCATCTGCTCATGTACAGGTCCAGCCGCCAGTCGGCGCTGGTGGTACAGTTCAACGATTTCGTCTAGCGAGCGCAAGGGTTACATGCTCCCGCGACGAAGACCGCCTCCGCGCATAAAGGACTTCATGCCTTCAAGCATGGAGCGGGTTCCTCCTTCAACGGTGCGACCAGCAAGGGGATTATTTTTTGCAGCAGGGAGAGCGATTGGTTGAGTAATTTTGTTGGTGCGACTTCCAAAACCTGCCCCACTTCGCACGGTGGTCTGATTGCGTAGAATGTCTCTCGCGTTGCGCTCATTGCTTTTGATGGTCGACATGTATTCGTAACGGTCGGCCGTTGTTGGTTTGCGAATCATTTCAAACTCTGAACGGACAGATGAGGCCGTCGATTTTGCTCGCATGTATGAATACGCAGCGTTTTTTTTCAAATCAACTGGCTGACCATAATCGTCCAAACCCTTGGGTTTCCCAGTTGTGCTTTTTTTACGCATGGTGGTTCTCAGGATAACACATCATATCCAGGTTGGGCGCCACATGCGTGGTGGACGCTTCACCGGACCGAGTTGAGGCATGTGGAGTTCTGCGAACCAGTGTGCCATTACGAGGTCGGTTCCGTTCTTTTTGTTGCGAGTCCAACTGGACATTTCCTCAATGAACGCGAGCGTCTTCCAGTTTTCTCTCATCGTCGGCAACCGTACCTGCCCTGCTCTCCACAGGGGTGGCAGTAGTGCTTCGACACCTAGGTTTTCGTCTAGTTTGTTGCGGGAGGTCGTATGAGGAACAACCATGACACCGTGGAGGGCTTGCCACTTGCGAACGAAGTCGTGAGCCAACAGGAAGCGTTGGGCAGCGTTGACTTCCACAATCCAATGGGAGATCGGGTAGCCCATCTCGAACGACCTGTTCTGCCAAACCTCCATTATGCCGCCGTACTGTCGGCTGGACGTATCAAAACCAAGTAGCTCCTCAGCAGTCAACTTGGTTCGTTCAACGTCTATCAGGTAGCGCAGGTTGGTGTTGGGTTGGAATAGCCACCATTGGACTGCCCAAAAGTTTGTTGGGCTGGGGTCTACGGATGCAATTGAGATGATTGGGGGTTCTAGGCCGCCTGGGATGTAGCCGGCTTTGCGGTCACCGTCAATGCACCCTGGGTACAGTACGCCGTCGTTGCCCATGCCGCCTGTTGCCCAGACGCGTTCAATCAAATATTGGCCTTGTGCCATGTCTTCTTGCTGATAGATGACTTGGAACTTGGCAGGCGTCGAATGTTTCAGATACGAGAGGTCCTTCCACGACAAGCGGTATGGGTCGAGGAGCGGTCCGTTGGGCCATGGTGGTGCCGTAGTCTTACGGGATTCCCTGCCGGTGTCGAGTTCATCGTAGTAGGCCTTGTAAATAAAGTGGGTGTACTTGGATTTTTTTTCTGGTTCTTTGACGTCGGAAATGTCGGTGACGTCGGACCCGTCGTACGCGTCAGGGTCCTCCTCGTAAGTCACTTTGGACAAACAGTGGGCGTAGAGATCACCTGGCCCGAGACGCTGCCCGATGACAGCCAGCAAGCCGCCTGGGTCGACGCGTGCCTCAGCGACGGTATCCCACCGTTCCAAAAGTTTGTCGCGAGCAACGGACTCTTTGGCGTTCTCTGGGGTTGCCACGTCGTCGAACAAACAGAGGTCGGCACGATGACCGATGAACTCTGAGTCAATACCATACGACGACACCGTAGGTTCCTTGTTATCCAAACCCGACAAGTCTTCTTGTTCGACGATGAACTCCTCGGCACGCCACAACGCACCACTTGATGACGGTTTGAAACGCCCATAGTCAATAGAAAGGCAGCCTTCGGCGTTGAGTGCCAACCCTTTCTCCACAAGAATCGGATCAGGACTAAGAGGAAACGGTCGTTCCAACGTTTCCCTGATACGACGGCTGTACATCTTCGCCAACGTTTGCGTAGCCGAACCAATCAGCACACGAATCTTACGATTCCGTACAATCATCCAACACGCAAAGTCGTGAAACAGCGTCGACTTGCCTGCTCCTGGGGGACAGTTGATACAAATGAACTCTTTCTCCGGTGATTCCAACATTTGCACAATCTTGTACGCAGCATCCACCTGCCACGGGCTAGGAACCCGCCCCAAGTATCGTCGGCGGAAGTAATCAAAATCATCCCAACCACGCTGCGCCTCGGGACTAAGACGCTCATAGGGGATAACAGGCGGCAAATCTGCGACGTCCATCGCATGTTTCCACGCATCATTCTGCACACCACCCTGCTTTTTGCGAACCTGCCCGACTTCTACTTCAGCAAGTTTGATTTCGGCAGTAGCTTTACGTCGTTTCGCTTCCCACTGTGACGCAGTGTTGGGGTGGATGCCAGCAATTTTCGCCGCATCCTGTATAGACATCCCTGATGCTCTGGATTGCCAGTAGCGGGCTACGTCTTGTGGCGGGATTTGCCGCCTCCCCGAACGACCAGCAGGCATTACTTGTATTTAGGAATCTTTGCCCCAGCGCGTTTCGCTGCGCGAAGAATCGCTTGCTGCTGTTTGGCGAGTTGCGCGGCAGAAGTGCCAGAAAGCGGAATCTCGGCTACGACTTTCGCAGGCGAAGTGGATTGGATTACCGCCACTTTTGCTTTCGAACCAACCGAAGCGGGGTTGGTAATCGAAGTTTTGGGAACTTTTGCAACATAAGCCGAACCGCCCTCTGCGTATTCGTTGGCTATTTCGGCAAGTTTCAAAGGCCTTGACGGAGTTGGTTCTGGCATACCCCGCGCAAGAATCGTATACTCTGGATTCATCCCATAAACAGCACGATTACCTGCGGGGAAGTTAGATGGGATGCGAGGGTCAATCTGACTCAACCCACGAACCTTGCCGCCGTGAACAATCACCTGCTGACCAGTCACCTTATTCGCAACACGAGCGGGAACACCAGACTCCACGACCTTACTTGCCGCTTTGCCCACAACTTTCGCAGCCCCCACACCCGCAGCAGCAGCACCAAGATTCACCGCAGCCGTCTTATACAACGCCGACGGCGTAGACGACCCAGACTGAGCCATCCTCTGCGCATCAGAAATCAACGCCGAACCAAACCCGCCAGTAGCCGTATCCACCACCTTCCCCACAGCCCTCGTCGCATCCATCGCAGCTTGCACCTGCGGATTTGTTCCAGGACCACGACCACCCAACCAGCCGCCAACCGTATCCACAATGTCATTTATCGGATTCTTCGGACGACGAGCCATTACTTAGTACAACGGTTTCCGTTTCGAAGACTTACGCGCCTCACTATACCCATCACCAGACCCACCCGTAGACAAAGAACCACCATACGGCTTAGCGCGAAACGTCGGCTTCCCAGAATCACGCCAACCAACACGACGGTCCCACTCATCAGCAGGCAAACTCAAACCCTTCTTCGGTTTCCAAGAACGAAACACCGCAGCCTGCGGAGAAACACTACTGCGATTACCCCAACCTGAATCATCAACAGGTTTCTTTGGTTTCCGTGCAGCCATTGTGCCTGCTAGCATACACGCTGCCGGTCGGCGTTGATCGCATATGGGTTGTGCGACGGGTTGTTGGCGTCGACCGGCACCTGCTACACTCAACACGCCACGTCGAGAGACGCGCACAACACCCAAAGAATACGGACCCTAAACGATTACATTCCTCCTCACCACAACTATCGGTGAGGGCAGCATGGTTAGATCGCACGGGATGAGTGGCCTGAAAAGGGGACCGATGGTGGTCGCCTTCTTTCGGTATCAAGACAGACGGGTTCAGGCGTAAAACAGAACTTGGGGGGGCTAAAGAAATGCCTGACGCCTCGCATACGCTCGTTGTCCTAGCGCCCTCACATACGTTCGGTTGCTATCTGCACACAACCTCGACCACGCGAACCGGTCCAGCTCACCGCAGCACAAAAGATAACATTCACCCCCCACCTCCACCCCTCGGTGGGGTGGGGCATGGTGCCGGCCTCCCGTGTTCGGTGTGGCCGGTGTCGACGTGGGCGACATTGCTCGACGCGAGCGGGCTTCACGATACCGGCGCTGCGACAAGTAGGTGCCGGCGGTAGTTGGGTAGCGGGCTGTTGGCGTCGCCTACTGTGTGGGGCTGTTGGTGGCGGTGCCAGATACGGCAAGGCCACCGGCGTTGCCACCGGTGGCCTGCGTAGGGGGTTGGGTGTTGTGGGCTAGTGGCGTCTGCGTGGCATGATGAGTACGCGGGTGGTGAGTGTGTCGGTGTTGAGGGTGTACACAAGTGGCCGGCGTGGGTCTGGTTTGTCGTCGGTGTGGGCCATGGTTGCGGCTTCGATGTGGTCGGTGTTGAGGTGTTTGGCTAGTTTGGCGAGGCGGGCGAGCATGGGTGCGCCGATGAGGTGCGGCGCGAGGCTGGGCTGTTGGTTTTGCCATAGGGCGTAGGTGTTGGGCCATGTGTGTTGTCCGGCTGCTGGTCCGGTGTTGGTGTGTTGGCCGGTGGTGAGTGTCCAGGCTTCGGCGGTGAGGGTGAGCGTGGCGTCGCCGTGGTGCTTGGCCTCCGACTTTTTGGGCATGGCGGCAAGTATCGCGGCGGGGTCGATCAACGTGGCCTCGGTGATCGTGTGCGGCATCTCGGCGGTGATCTCGACTAGCTCGGTGCTGTTGGTGGCCTCGAATCGTAGTGCTGTGGGTGCTGGTGTGCCGGCGTCGGTTTGCTCGACGATTACCGGTGTCAGGCGTGCGAGGGTGAGCGCGGCGCGGTGTTTGTCCGGTGACGTGTACTCATCGAGGGCCGCGAGAATGGCTCTCAGGGTTTCGGGTGGTGCCGTGAGGCTGGTCGTGGTGGTTGTGGTGGTGTTCATGGGTTGTTTCTCCTATTGGTTGTGGGTTGTTATTGTTTCGAGTAGTGCGGCGAGCGCGTCGCGCCAGCCTTGGTCGTAGTGACGTTCTGCGGTTGTTTCGAAGCTCGAATACTCTTCGTTTTGTTCTTGTTTGGTGGTGGTGTCTAGTTGTTTTTGTGCGTCGTCGAGCATTTTTGCTACGACGTTTTTCATCTGTTGGCTGTTCATGGCTACCTTTCGGGGTTGTGGGTTGTTGTTCGTGGCCTGGTGGCCGCGATTTTGTGTGCGCGTCGGCGGTTGTTGCGTTGGCGTTCTTGGTCGATGCCGGCGTCTTTGCCGACGAAGTAGGCGGCGATAATGAGCGCCGACATGACGATGACGCCGGCGAGGTTCATCACGTAAACGTCGGGGTTCATTGTGGGCCCATTTCGGCGGCGAGGTCGTCGAGGGCTGCGGCGAGAGCTGGGGCCCATACGCGCACGCTGTCTACCGGTTGGCCGGCGTCGTAGGTGTTCACTTCGATGATTTGGCCGTCGGTGCTGTCGCGGATTATTTCGCAACGTGGGCCGCCACACGTGCGCAAGATTTCGGCGCGGGTTTTTTTGTAGTCATCGCGGCTGCTGTTCGTGGCGAGCCATGTCACTTCTAGCGCGTAGTTGTTGAGGTAGTCCGCGAGAATGTCGGCGGGGTCGTAGTCCTGGGGTAGTTCCAGCTCGTTGAGGGCGGCACGGTAAGCGATTACTTCGTCGTCTGGTTCGTCGTCGAAGTAGTATTTTGGGCGGCCTTCGAGCAGCGTCTCGACGGCGAGGACTTCGCCGGCGATGAGCTGGGAGTAGGTGCGGGTGTCTAGGTTCATGGTGTTGTTCTCCTGTTGGTTGGTGTTCATAACGTTAGAGGGTAATCATAGCGGGGCCACTTGTCAAACGTTGTCGGCGTTTATTTTTCGTCAAGCATGGCGAGGACGTCGGCGCGGGTGCCGTGGGTGAGGTCGAGCGCCGATGACGTCGGCGGGAATAGTGCGACGATGACGCCATGACCGGCGGCCCATACGCGAGCCGCGTCAAGCGTTGAGAATGGGCCGAATGACATCGGGCCGGCGGCGGTCCGTAGTTCTACTAGGTAGCTCATACCTTCATAGAGTCGCGTTGTGCGTCGAAGTGTCAAACATTCCGAGCGCCGGCCCGAGGATCCGTTTCGACGCGGGTTAGTCGGCGTCGGTATCGGTTGCGCCGCGAGCGAGTCGGCGTCGCTGGTGGTAGCGGTGCCACGCCAGGTAGCTGACGGCGAGTGAGCCAACGAGCCTTGCGGCCCACACTCCGTAGCCGTCGGTAGGGCTACCGGTGGTGATACCGAGTATGAGGGTGGCGGCGAGCGCGGTAGCCCACGCGTCGGTGAACGTCGTTCTACCGTTCATCGCGGCCCGTAATCTGTACGTCGTCGTAGCCTTCGTCGATGTATCCGGCGGCGAGAGTGTGCGCGTCGGACCATGAGAGAAGGTAGTCGTTCACTTCGATGCCACCTACCCACACGGAGTATGTTCTGCCGGTAGTTTCCATTAGTTGTCTCCTGCGGGTTCGGTGGTGTCGTCGGTGTCTGACCACCAATAGGACACATCGAGGTCGTATTGGTCGGTAATGAGGTTGTCGGCCAGCACTATTGCGTCGTCGGCGTTGAGAGCTGCGACGGTGGTGGTAATGGAGGCCCACGTGTGACTGAACGTGACGTTCCATAACGTGCGTTGCGGTGTTGCGGTTTTCATTAGTTGCCGCCTTCGCCGTTGTCGTCGGTCCAGAACGGTGTTGGCGCGAACTCGCCTTCGTCGGTGAACCGGCGGGTTAGTTCGTGGCACTCGTTGTATGTTTCGATGACGTACTCGGCACTTGTGTACGCTTCGCATTGTTGGCGGGCGTAGCGGTACAGTTTGCGGTTCAGGTCTTGGATCATCTCGGCTGTTGCGTCGAATAGTTCGTCGCCGTAGATTTCGTTCTCGTCGGCAGTCATCACGTATTCGGGGTAGCTGTGGTTGCCATGACCTGTCGTGACTACCCTGGCGTACTCGACTCCTTTGGGCCACGCCAGGTTTGGCAGTTCGGATCGTCGCAAGAATCCTTCGACGGCTGCGAAGTCTCCTTGGGTGTATGCGACCTGCCAATAGATGCGTACGCCGTACTTGTCTGCGAGTTCTCGGCGGCTGAGTACGGTGCCGTCGCTGCCGGTGGCGAGCATCGCAAAGTAGCCTGCGAGGTCCTCGGTCACCATGTCTGCGTCGAGTGATTCCCACGCTTCGTTACACAACAGTTCGAGCGCACGTTTCTGTGCGTCGGGTGGTAGCTCGTCGTAGGTGTAGACGTCGCGGGTTGCTGTTACTTTCATGGGTTGTTTCTCCTTGGGTTGTTCCCGTTCGTGACGGGCTACCACTCAGGATAAGGGTATCGCTAGGGTGTTGTCAAGTACCCTGCCGCTTTACTTTTCGTCAAGCCCCAACTCACGCCGCCACTCCCCCACGATCACGGCCAGCTCCTCATCGGACCACCACTCCAACGGCAACTCCACCTGGCGAGGATCGTCACTCACTTCGCCACCATGACCACCGGCGTCGAGCCATGCGCCTGCGGATTACGACAGACCGGCGGCGTCGAAGGCCGCACATGAAGCACCACCGTCTGACGCATCAGTCGGTAGCACTTGCGTCGGTAGCGGTAGCGGTATCGGTAGCGTCGAACAACACGAACGGTGTCGTCTCACCAACCCAAGCGCCGATGATGTTGTAGTCCACATACTCCTCGGCTTCTTCTTCGGTCATACCGTCACGTGACACCAAGACGTCGATCATGCTTCGATATCGGTAGCACAACGTTTCTTGTCCGTTGAACGGGGTGATGGTGCCGATGATGGCGTCTTCAAATCCGTCCCAACTAATCATCGTTTCCCTTTGGTTTTCTTTTTCTTCCAGTTGTTGTCTGCTGAGGTCAGTTTGCCCATACGGTATGCGTGGCAGGGGCAGCCGCAAGTGTCATGTATCTGCTGTGGGAGTGGTGTCAGTGCTCTCTCGACCGTCCCGCAGTGGAGGCAGGTTCGCCAAATCCCACCATTGGTCGCCCCATATGGAGGCTGGGTGCAGTCCCATTCGGACTGCAACTTTGTCTGCTTGCGGTTCGGGGATGCCATGTTTTTTCCAGTTCCAAATAGTTCCGGAGTTCACTTGTGCAACTTCCGCCAAATCTTCTGTCGTGATCTCGCCGTTGAACATTCGTTCCAACGCTTGATACGGGAGGCGGTGTTGTTTGACGAACATTAGAACGGTTCTTCGTCCAACGTTTTTGGTGCTGCTGGCGGTGCGTCGTTGCTGACCGACCAGAGTTGTGCGTCATCGAACTTTGCTATGCGGGCGACAAGCCACACAGTTTTGGTTTCACCTTTCTTGTTGGTGACTTCGACCTGTTCTCCTGATTGGCCTTCGTGACGTACTTTGACGCCCCACGATTCGTCTTTGAGTTTGTACCATGATGCTGACATTATTCATCTCCCCTTTGTTGGATGAGGTTGGTTAGTTTATTGCCGTATTCCGCGATGAGATGTTCAAGTTGTGCCACTTTGCGTAGCAGTTCCCGTTTATCTTCTCGCAGACTGTCGAGGTCGCGTTGCAGATCACTGATCCACGCCTCATAGAAAATGGATTGGTTGTCGGTCACGATACCTCCTGAGTGTTTGGTAGTTGTAGTTCTATTCCGCAGTTCGGGCAGCACCAGCGTTGTTCTTGCTGGTTGACTGCGCGAAGTTCTTCCTGCAATCCGTCAATAAGCATTTGAGCTTTGCGTCGGTTGAACCCTGTTCGGTGCGATGGTATTCGACCGAGTTGCAGTTCGAGTGCGGTAATCATGCGCAACTGTTTCTCGGTTACTTCGTCGTTCCATGCCATTAGCACAAGCTTCTTCTGTATCGTTGTCGTTCCGGTGGGGTCATTCCACCCCAGATACCGTATGCGATGTAGTTGTTCATTGCAAATGCTAGACAGCGTTCACGTACCGGACATCGGTTGCAGATCGTGAACGCTTCGGGGTTGTAGTGGTTGTTGTCTCCTGGGAAGAACAGGTCGCCTGAGAGTCCGTAGCAGGCTGCTTCGTCTTTCCAGTCCTGGTGTTTGTCGGCCAGTTCCCATTCGCTTAGCAGTTGCATGTACGTGTACTTAGAGTTTCCACGGTTGCCATCCGTTTCCGTTGGTTGTTTGCGCATAGTCGTAGATGGCTTTCGCTGAGAGGAGGTTGAGGTATGGGTCGAATAGTTGTTCGCATCCAACAGTAGATAATGCGCCGACGGTTTGCAAGTATCCTCCTGGATACCAGCGTGTGCCTTTGCACCAGCTTCGGTCGTTGATTTGGGTGAGGCCTACGTCGGCTGAGCCATCTCGGTTGAGGGTGGTGTTGTGTGCCTCGGGCTGGCATCGGGACTCACGCCACATCACATAGTCGAGGGTGGGGAGGAGGTCGGGTGTCCAGCCTGCCTCGACAGCCAAGGCCCACCATTGGGGGCAGAGGGCATCTGCCGGTATCGGCAAAGTGGTGGTAGGTACCGTCTCAGGCGCAATAGGAAGCGTTATGAGAGCCGTTACAGGGGTGGTGGTAGGTGGAGGAGGGGTCGGTTCGGACACCCCCCAAAAGCCCACAAGGGCGAACGTTGCCGTCAAGCCTGCGAACAGGCGGATAATCCACTCCATCTATTTCCCCTTTACCTTAGTTCACGACCACTCGTGATCTGGCCAAGACCTTTCTACCAGCGAACCCAACGCTTGCAACACCATCCTTGTCACCTCAGCCGGAGACGCACCAATCATCACCGCATCCAACTCGTCCTCCTCGAACCCTTCGGGGCCAGCAGCAGCAACGAGGGCAGCCATCCCGATGATGCAGGTGGCAGCCTCAAAGTTTCGGACTTGTTGTTCGATTTCGGTTCCGTCGTCGGGGTTACGCCCGAAGTAAAGCTTCACGCAAGAAGACTAACAAGGTCACTGAACTCATCCAAATCCATGAGAATAATGCCTTTCGTTGTCCCATCTGGCATCGCTACCATTACGAACGGGCGAATGTCGCCCAACGCCTTCGCCGCATCAGACTGGGCTTTAGCGGCGTAGAAACGGGTAGCAATCGGACCGATCTGTAAGCCGGCTTTGATTTCGGTACGAAAAGCACCACCCCAATTCTCCTCGTGACGTGTAAGGTGACCGCCCAACCCCAACTTCTTACGGGCACGACGCGCCTTCGCATCCCCTTTAGTCCGATTTCTACGACCGCGAGCGGCAGGATCGGCACACCCTCGTACGCGGCGTACGCCACGTCGGTCGGGTCTTCCCAAAGTGCCAAACAGCGGGCAGTTGTCCAAGGTACATCTGTCCTTATTGCCTTGACATTCCCCTTTGCGTTCATCGGTCATATCCCCATTCTCCACAAGATGCGGCTAATGGCGGCTCCGACCGCAGCACTAGCCAGAAGCGTAAGTACAAACATGCAAGTCATGATGCCCTCGCATCAAGAATCTCAATCACTTGCGACGCCTCACCCTGATTCATCTGTTCCATCTTGTTGATAGGACGGTTGATGAGATCGGCACACACCTCAGTTTTCTCCGTAAAGGATGCGACACCTGATGCGTTGAGCAGCGCACGAATCTTACCTATCTGTGCTTTCGTTGCCGGCTCACTGGGGTTCTTCGGGTACGGGCCTTCGTGTTTGGTTTCTGCTATCACTTTGACTTGCTCACCGAACACGTTCTTCACCGCCTCCACAGGGTCAGCAGGTTTCTGTTCTGCCTGTTTGAACGCGTCGCGCAGTTTTGGTGCGTCCTCGTCGGTGATTGCGTCAAGGTTCACGCCAGCATCTTTGGCTACCTGGTCAGCGTCGATCCCTTTCTTGGTGCAAGCTTCACGGAACTTCGCAACGAAATCTTGGGACACCGGCTTCGGCTCGGCAGGTTTGCGTGGCGTAGCCGCCTGCTCCTCCCACTCCGACTTCGACCACAAGCTGAGGCTGATGCCGAATCGCATGGCTGCGTTGCGTAGGAAGTCTCCGATGAGTTCCTTGTCAAGGTCTGGTTTGTCGTGGCGGGCTGAGCCGACACCCAACCTGGTTTGACCTAGCACTGTGAGCTTGCCCCACATCACAGCCATACCGTTCACCGTGTTGATAGCGGGACGCCCATCGGTAGTCCATGCCACCGGTTCCCATGACCAGTTCGGGTCGACCTCAATCAGAATCTTGGTGATCTCAGCATGTCCTACGAAGTCGAGGGTGATGCCGCCTCGTGGGAGTTTGCCGACGATAGACGGGTCGGGCACCCCATAGTTGGTGAGGATGTCTTGCAGGTTCATTGGTTGTTCTCCTTCTTCAGTTGGTTGTTGATTTCTTCTATTACATCTGGACGATTCTCTGCGAGCCACAGCCACGCAAGTTTGCGCTTGTTCTGGAGTCGCTGGTTTGCCCGCTTCTGTTTAGCTTTACCTGCGGGTGTGTCATAGTAAGCCTTGTTGTAGGTGGTCATTTGCCCGACACCCTGAACGTGCGTACCGGTGACGACTTGCGATACTTTTCCCACAACGCTGGATGATCCTTCTGAAACTTCTTGGAGTCGAACGATTCGCGTTGCGTCGTTTTCCATGTGCATACAAGTTCGTCTTGGATGAGGCCGTATTCGGCGTCGCCCAGGATGGCGCACAGTTCTGCTTTGCACGCATCCTCTGATGCTTCCGCAGCTTTGATTTGCTCCTTGGCCAGTAGCAGTCGCTCGATGGTGGCGAGTGCTGACATTGGGAGTTCGACTTCTTTCTTGGCGGTTCCTTCTGGGTGGCGGTCTTGCACGTGACGGTATTCAAGTACGGCGTCATCGGGCATGATGCCCATGTCGATGGCTGCGAGGAATCGTCGGCACGCCTCAATGTGGGTTTGTTTCTCATCGCTTGACACCGCCTGAATGTGGAAGTGCAGGTCAAGGGTGGAGTCAAACACAACCCACGTAATCTCCGAGACACCGGTGCAGATGGCTTGCTGTACGCCCTGCCAATACCAGTAGTCGGGCAGTTCGCCACGCCAAATCTTGTTCGTTGTCTTCTGCTCAAACACTCTGCCGTCTTTGCTCATCGAGTCGATGGTGGCAATCAGGCGTACGCCTGGTTCGTCCCAGCAGTAGAGGGTTTGTGGTTCGGTGAGTGGATGTCCGAGCAGTTGGGCTGCCCAGTCACGGATCGGTGCTTCAAGGGTGGTGCCTCGCAGCATCGCAGAGTTCTGCTCTTTGGGTTGCGGTGGCGTGTCGGAGAGCAGTTCGTTGGCGAGGTCTGCGACGGTGATGAACGGGTGTTGTCCGTGGACTGCTGCGCAAGCTGAGGCTGCGATGCGGGCTTCACCGTTATCGTTACGCCATCTGACTTCGAGCCACGCGTTTGAACCGTGTGCAGGTTTGTTTATCTGAGTGAGCATTGCTTATCCCCTTTGGTTGTTGTGATTACATTATCCACCATACAGGTGGGGTGTCACAAAGTCAAATATTCCAGTCAGGCTCACCAAGGATTGACACACGCTGCACCATCCCCTGCGGAATGTGCGTCACCATACCCACCGTATCCAACTCCGGTTCTTCACCAGGACACCACGAACAGGTGACTGACACATACCCGTCAAGCAGGTCGGGCCACAGCCAACCGACAGATACGACGTGCTGGGTTTTAGGTTTGTAGTCCTTGGTGTTGATCCAACCGTTGCTGGAATCGAACGCGTCTATCCAATGCACGGCGACCAGCGACCACGGGCAGGACATGGCTACCAGCGTTCCTTTTTGCGGTCAGCAGAAAAGATTGGTGCGTGGAACGTGATGTTGTGTTTCGGTGTCACGACTGCCAACGCCTGCTGTGGTTGCTCGAACTGGAAGTTGTTGATGAACGCATACTCATCGTAACCCTTCAAGCTGCCGTTGACGACAAGGTGTGGGGATGGGAGGTATTGGTGCCAGTGTCCGATCCAAAGTGTCGAAAAATCTTGTCCGGTGGTGAGGTACCGTTGGGCTTTGCGTGCCCGCATCCGCATGATTGGTGGATAGATACCACCGATACCGCCACCGCCAGATACCTGGTCGCCGTGGGATAGCAGATGGTTCCACTCATAGATAGACACCAACGCATCCGTACCCTCGGGGATATCAAAGGTGACCCGTTTATCTTTAGAGAAATGCTTCTCAACCATTTTGCCGAGCAGCCAATCGAAGTTTGTTTTGGCTCGAAGTTTCATGCGCGGCTTACGAGACATGCGTCCGTGGTTGCCGACAACGACCGGCACATGGACTTTGCCGAACTCGTTCGCCAACACATCAACAGCCGCAGCCACCTGCTCAGACCAGAACAGGACTGAGGAGATCATGGTGTCCTCGTTCGTTTGCGCTAGTTCTTCGTGGATGTCTCCAGAGAAGATGTCGCCACCCAACATGAGTACCACCCCGTCGTAGTCCACACCGGCAAGGTAGTGGCGTGCAACGTTGACGGTGTTGGTTGCCCACTTGTGGAGACGCATGACCGCTATCTCACGGTTGTATGCGTTCAACCCTTCCACCTCATCGGGGTTCACCACTTCATCAAAGTGGGTGTCTGAGAGCATGAGGAGCAGGGTTGCTGCTGAAGGTTTGGGTTTTGCTGGGGTCATCCACTTTGGTGGTTCCAGGCGTGTCTGCTCAACGGAGGACACGATAGACAGGGCACGGTTCGCAGCGTCAAGTTCTTCCCGTATGCGGGTCAACTCTTTCGTTGCGACGTCTCGTTCACGTCGAGCCTTGATGAGGTCAGCTTTTGCTAGTGCCTCGTTCTCGTCGGATAGTTCGTCTTTGAAACTCATCGGCTGGCCAACTGACGAAGGTAGTCGCGTCGCAGTTCGCTGATGGTGCCGGTGCCGATGTGGACACCGCGTTTGGCGAGCGCCCTACGCAACGATGCTTGACTGATCTTTGGTTCTTGTAACGCTTCGCAGAACTCGTCGAAGTCTTTCTTGTCAAGTTTCTCTTGTATTTCTGACCACTTGTTGCGGCGAGGGGTGTTGATTTCACCCATCAGTTCGTCCATCATCCCCATGTTGAATCTCCTGTCTTGTAGTGCTTATGTAACTGGTCGAACACTCGGTCAATCTCTGACTGTTCTTCGCGCTGCTTTCTGCGCACCATGTTCAGGCAGCCGAGGTAGCCGATGGCGTCCCGTGTGTTGTCGGGGACGTTCAGTTCGTTTATCAACTCGTTCGCTAGACGAGACAGTTTCATTGACACCATGAACATGATGCCTTCTTCTGCGCTCAGGTTGATTCCTGTGATGGCACGGAAGATATCTACCGTGCGTGAGTAGTCCTCTAGCGGGTGGTCGTAATCGTTTTGGCGTTGACCGGTGATGAGGTTGTATGCCTCACTTATGATCTCCGCGCCTGCGGTTGCTGGTTCCATGTTTCCCCTTTGTGAGTTGTTCGGTTTTCTCAATCAGGTTCCACAGCTCGTCTTGATCTCCGACGCCTGGATAAACCTTCCTAAGAAACTTTGCTAGTTGCTTCAACTCCATTTTGGTGAACTGTTCGCCCATTGTCAAGTATCCCCTCCGAGGCATGTGAATCTAGGTGGCTGGTGAGCCGTTCGTCAACTCGGTCCACTTTGTCTTCGACTCGCATCTGGGACTTACGTAGCACCTGCAACAGGCCGACAACGATCTGGTGGTCGGTATGGTTTTCCTTCTTGAATTGTTGGAGGACTGTGACGATAATCCCGCCGACCGCCGTCACGACGGCAGCAAGGACAAGCGCCCAACCCCCGTCCACTATGCCTCAGCAGGCTTGTTTGCTAGCCACTCTTTGACACGTGTAGGGGCATTGTCACCGGCGACATAACGCAGATGCCATGGCTCGGACTGGACTTCCCAGGAGAAGCCGAATGACTGTGCGTGTTTGAGTAGCCACTCCAAGCGTTTGCCGCTGGCGTTCGCAATGTCTACGGCGATACCAAAATTGTGCTGAGAGGTACCCGGCACCGCAAGGTCGGCTAACTTCGGGGACTTCTTGTACCACGCTTTGTTTTTGAAGATGCGCGGCTTGGTTTTGGCTTGCTTCCTGTTCGGCGTGTCGGTGTACCGCTGGTAGAACGCGTACTCTTGGGTTTCGAGGGAACGGTACGTGTCGGCTTGGCTGGTTGGGGAGAGGTCGATACCTTCGGCGTTGGCTGCTGCGTCCATTGCTTCGTATGCGTCAGCCGCACAATGATGGAGTTTGCCTTTGCCTTCAATACCGCGAAGGAGCGACGGATCGAGTTCACCAGGTTTTACCCCTTTCAGGTGAGAACACAGTTGTACTTTGACTACCGGATATTTGTCGGGCATTACTTCTTCCCGAACGCCTCTTGGATTTCTTCACTGGTCAACTCGCCGTCAGTTGAGGCGGAGGCAAGCTTTTGGATGACCTGCACAACGGCCATGAACCCTGCGAGCAAGGCAGACTTGGCTACCGAAACACCGATCACTGCGCCACCGGTGACTGCTGGGAGGGCGTTGGCGAGGAATAGGGAGAACAGGCGTTGTCCCAAGTCCAGGAACTTGGCGACGGTTGCGTTGGCTTTGAGCATGATGTCAGTCATCTTTCCCCCCTGTGAAGGTCAGGACTGAGTGTAGCACCAGTGCTACGCCTGTAATCCAGAGAGCTTGACGCAATGTTGGACCCGAAAGGGTAATAAGTACTAGCCCTGTGCCGGCGAGGGTCCACGAGTTTTCTGTGATGTAGTCCAGTATGCGTTTCATTATCGGCGTATCCTAGTCGCTCCTGCGGCGGTGATGGCTGCGCCGATGGCGATGAGGGCGCGACGTTCTCCGACGGGGATGTTGGAGCCTGTCGGAATATAGTCATCCAGTCCTTCTTTGAAGATGTCCACCTTCTCCTCGAACGCTTCTCTGACTTCGGTGGGGGCATCTTGGACTGCGGCAACCAGTTCAGCCACCTGTGCCTCGTCTAACGTGCCGAGGTCAAGGGCTTCAAAGATTGCTTCGGCTTCTTCGCTGCTGATCGTGGCAAGCACCTCTGGGCTGCTCGCTAGGGCTACCGCCTGCTCCGATGTCGGCTCCTCGGGTATGGTTGATTGTGATGGTTCTTCTTCTGTTTCCAGTTCTGGGAATGTTTCTTCTGGTGTCGTTTCTGTTTCTAGCGTTGTTTCGGGTTGAGGCATTTCAGGCTCGGTTGTCGGAGGAGTCTGAGGCGTTGAGTCCTGTGGCTCGTCGTCTTCTGGCTGAGGAGGCGTGCTGTCAAGGGGAGGCTCTTCCTCCTCGACAGGTTCCGTAGTCGTTGTAGTTTCTGGCTCGGGTTCTGGCTCGGGTTCGGGTTCTGTGGTGGTGGTTGCTGGCGGCACATAAACAGTCGTCGTCGTAGTGGTGGTGGTTTGTTCGGTAGTTGTCGTAACCAACTCTGTAGTCGTGGTAACAGGCTCAGTCGTAGTTGTCTCTGGCAACGTCGTCTCAGGAACAGTCGTCTCAGGAACGGTTGTCTCAGGCACCGTCGTTGTGGTGGTTGGTGGGGTGGAGGTTTGAGTAAACGCGTCATCAGGGACGATGGCCCAGCCTTCGTTGTCAATGTTCCAAGCAAGCATGTAGCAGGTTCCGCCACCCAATTCGAAGAACCAGCCGTCTAGCGGATATGTGCCGGCGCCAAGCTCCAATGTGATCTGCTGGCTCCATTGGCAGCTTTTCACGTTCCATGTGCCGAACTCGGTGTTTGCGATTTGTATGGTGCCGCCGTCGTCGGCTGCGACCATGAACTGAATCGTCTCATGTTCGGGGAGGGTGATGAATCCTGTGTAGTGAACCATGAAGAGGTCGTATCC